AGCCACCACCGCCCAGGTCTTCACCCTGCCGACCGCTCCCGCCCAGCGCTACCGGCAGTGGTGCGAGCTGGCCGAGCGGCAGCGCTCCGGCCTGCCCATCGAGCCGGGAGCCGCCCAGTGGTTCGAGGTTTACCCCAAATCCAAAGAATTCGCCGCCCAGCAGCGGCAAGCATGAAAGGAGCTGTATTCATGACCACGAAAACCACCCAACTGGCCAGCGGCATGGCCGACATCGCCAATATCGCCCTCTGCGACATCGCCCTGGAGAAGGCCATGGCGCGAACCTCCACGCTGCCCGGCCTGGTGTGCTTCTACGGTCCGACCGGCTTTGGCAAGAGCGTGTCCGCTGCCTGGGTCGCCAACCGCCGCCGCGCCTACTACGTCCAAGCAAAAAGCGTCTGGACCCGCAAGCACACGCTGAAGTCGATCCTGGGGGAAATGGGCATCAAGCCGGGCGCGACACTCCCGGAAATGGCCGACCAGATCGCCGAGGAACTGGCCGCCAGCGGCCGCCCGCTGATCATCGACGAAATGGACCACCTGGTCGCCTCTGGCCAGGTCGAGCTGATTCGCGACCTGTACGAGTCCAGCCAAGCCTCCATCTTGCTGATCGGCGAGGAATGGCTGCCGACAAAGCTCAAGAAATACGAGCGCTTCCATGGCCGCATTCTGAGCTGGATTCCGGCTCAGCCAGTGAGCATGGATGACGCCCGCGAGCTGGTGAAAATCTATAGCTCAAGCGTCGTCATTGCTGACGACCTGCTCACGCACCTGGTGAATAAGGCGATGGGGTCGGTCCGCCGCGTCGCGGTGAACCTGGAGCTACTGGCCGAGGCCGCTGCTGTCCATGGACGAATCGAGCTGGAACTGGCCGACCTCCAGCGCCTGAACCTGGAGCTGTATACCGGCGCGGCCCCGAACCCGAGGACTTCGAAATGAGCCTCGGCAAGAACCCGGCTCACCTCTGCATGGTCGGGGGCAAGAGCCCCCGCCAGCAGATGTGGGAAGTCATCCGGGCCAACCGCGAAGAGTTCACCGTCTACCGCGTGGCGCGCCGCTCCAACCAGCACGACAAGACTGTCGAGAAGTATGTCGCCTGCCTGCGCCTGGGCGGCTACGTCGAGGCAATCCGCGGATTCAAGCGCGGCGAAGAGGTCGTGTTTCAGCTGATCCGCGACAACGGCGTCGAGGCACCGAACCTGAACGCCGATGGCAAGCCATCCCAGCAGGGATACACCACCGAGGCGGTCTGGCGGACGTTGCGAATCCTCGGTCCAGCGACCCCGGAGCAGATCGCCGCATCGGTGGCGGCCTCGGGCACGACCGTGTCGCCCAGCACCGTTCAGCGCTACTTCATCGACCTCCAAAACGCCGGATACCTGACCCGCAACGGCCGCCACTACGCCCTCAAGCCAGGCCGCTACACCGGCCCTCGGCCGCCCATCGTCCAGCGCGAGACGCGCCGCCAGGTCTACGACCCGAACCTTGACCAGGTCATGTGGAGTTCGCACGGCGAGTACCAGCACAACCGGAGTCGTTCGCGGGGCGCTTCCCAGGCTGGCGTGGCGGATACCGAAGAGAACAACGAATCAGGCGGCTGAAGCCGTGATGAAGACGGTGCCGAGGGGTGGCCTCCCCTCGACACCTACCACCACCCGGAAGGAGAGGAGCCATGCAAATGCATGCACAGCAAGGCGGTAGCGCCGCGAAGGCTAGCACAAGCCACTTTCGCGGCACTACGAACATTGAGGAGTACATCCGCGACATGGCGAGCCGTGGGTTCAGTCGTCGGGCCGTGAGTAAGGCCCTGGGTATGCAGTCGCGGAAGTTCAAGGAACTCCTGGAACTCCTGCCAGAAATGGACTGGGTGCCTCCTTGTCAGTCGTGGGACCGCCTGCGCGCTGACCAGGAGAAGAAGGGACGCAAGTGTCCGATGACAGAGGGGCGTCTGCGCTCGATTGTCGCGGCGAGGCGCGCCGCGATGGCAAAACACACCCGCTACACCGCGTTTGGTGTAACAGCCACCTTGCCGGAGCTGGTGAGCCAGTTCGGCCAGGTCACCGCCGCCACCGTGCGCATGCGGTTGGCCAAGGGAATGCCTCTGGAGCAGGCCCTTGCCTCCGTGCGCAGCGATCCTTGTGGAAGGAAGGTCGCAGATAGCCATCCCTGGAAACAGGAGGCGCACCAGGGGGCTATCAATCACCTTGAGCGTCAAACCGCTGCAATGCAGGAACGCGTTCAGGGGGAGCGCCTGGACCGGGCGGCCTCACTGCTGAGCCAGGAGGTGCCGCCATGCGCCGAACACTGATCCCCATCGGCATCTTCCTGGCCCTCGGCCTACTGCTGATCCTGGCCGGTGATGCCCTGATGCTCGGCCGCCGCCTCATTGCCTGGCAGTGGGGGTGCTGATGGAACGCGCAATCGATCTGTCGGCCTGGGGCGAGCGTCCGCCCGTCTTCGTCCAGCTGCTGGCCGCCGAGGTGGCCCGCAGCAGCCAGACGAAAGCCGGCGAGGCAATCGGCATGAGCCGTTCGACCGTCAGCACCATCCTCGCCAACCGCTACCCGTCGCCCTCGACGATCCGCGTCGAGCGCCGCGTCCTGGCCGCGCTGAGCCGTATTGAGTGCCCGGCCTTGGGCGAGGCGGTGACCTCGGTCGAGTGCAGCGAGTACCTCCAGCGGCCGGCGCCGCTGAACAACCCCGTCGCGATGCGCTGCTGGAAAGCGTGCCGCGCCTGTCCACGCAACCCGCATACCGCCCCCATGAAACGAGAGGAACAAGGCCATGAGAACCGCATTGCCCTTGAAAGTCTTGACGCCTGACTTGGCCCAGAGCCTGCGCACCTTCAACGACGCCGCCCGGCTGCTCCAGCGCATGGGGGTCCGCCTTCATCGCCTGGAGCCGACAGAGGGGCGCGTGACCATCGCCGCAGATGACGCCCGCCAGCTCCTGGAGAAAGGCTACCTGATGGGCTTCCAGCGCGACGCCTCGGCCGGCAGCACCCGTTACATCACCCGCTTCAAGGGCATCACCCTGGCCTGGAGCGAACCGATCAGCTACCGCGACTTCGCCGGCAGCAAATCCGTAATTCACTGAACAGGAGAACGCCAACATGGCACCGAAGAAACGTCTGAAATCCGCTGCCGCCGTCTACGTACCGCAGACCCGCGAGCAGGTCATCAGCGATATCAAGAACATCGGCGACCTCCAGCGCGAGCTGGCCCGTCTGGAAACCGCAATGAACGATGAAATCGGCCAGATCACCGAGCGCTATTCGGAGCCGGCCGAAGACCTGAAGAAACGTCTGGCGGTCCTCCAGGGCGGAGTCCAGTCCTGGTGCGAGGCCAACCGTGCCGAGCTGACCGACAACAACAAGGTCAAGTACGCGAACCTCACTACCGGCGAAGTCCAGTGGCGCATCCGTCCCCCGTCCGTGACTGTGCGCGGCGCCGATGCGGTCTTGGAGCTACTGCGCAGCAAGGGGCTAATCCGCTTCATCCGCGTCAAGGAAGAGGTGAACAAGGAAGCGATCCTCAACGAACCCGAGGCCGTCCAGGGGCTTCCGGGGCTGACCCTGAACACCGGCATCGAAGACTTCGCCATCGTGCCTTTCGAAGCGGAGGTGCAGTGACATGGCCGACACCATCGCTTTCTGCTGGGCCTCTGGCCTGATCCAGTTCGGTGACCAGGTGCCCGAGGGCGCCATCGAGATTGCCCGTGGGGACGACCAGGTCGTTCGCGAAATCCTCGTGACCAATTCGCGGCACGCTTACGACAACGTGTCGCTCCTGGTTCCGGGCGTACCCGAAGCGGCAAACCAAACCGAGGGCGGGGACGCACTGGAGTGCTTCATCCGTCTTCTCGCCAAGTACGACAGCGCCGCTTTCCAGGTCGCTTATGTGGAGGACGTGTGACATGGCACGCAACCGCGCGCAACAGCTGTGCATCGTCACCTTGGACTATCAGCGCTTCCTGTTACCCCAGGCTGATGCACTCAAGCTGATAGACATCATGAGTCGAGCCGCAGAGGTTCAGGCCGACTACGCCTCTGGAGCTGGGTTCAAGTACACCGTCGGCGAAGTGCCGGAAGTCGAGTTGACGATAGTACGCCCCAGTCAATTGGTCATGCCGCAGGCCGAGCCGGCCCCAGCTACACCACGCGCTCGCCGGAAGTCTCCGGCCCAGGTCACGCACGATGCCATTCGGCTGCTGGAGGGGCTCTGATCATGACCAAGACGTTCGCCATGTGCCGCATCGACGGCCTGATCGAGCTGCGGGAGGAACACCCAGGCGAGGGCTACTTCGCCCTTGCCGTGGGCGACTTGGCCAGCGTGCGGGCGGCGGTCTTTGCAACCGCTGAGCCGCACCAGGTCGGCAAGAAAGTCGCCCGGCGCGTGCCGGGTGTGAGCCCCGACGCCACCGACCGCGAGAACCTGGGTTCCATCGCCCGCTACATCCAGACCCTGGGCCAGCAGGATCGGCCTGGCTTCCGTGCGCTGGGGGTGTGAAATGCAGCAGTCCAACCCCTTCAATCATCCCGGACAGAGCTATGGCGCCGTAGACGTCGATAGCCGTCTCCGCGCCGTTGCCGGCTTCGACCTGGAGCAATGCCGCGCTGCGCTCGCGGTCACCGGCCTCCAGAAGATCGTCGAGCAGAAAATTCGCACCCGCATCCGCCAGCTGGAAAAGCAGGCATCCGCACAGAAGGAGGCATAACCATGGCCGTATACACCATCACCCTCAGCGACACCGAAGGCGGAATAGATTTCTCCATGCAAGGCCCGCCGCTGCACGACTCCGAAGCATCGAAGATCGCCTACGCCCTTATGCAATCGACCATGTCCCTAGGCCAGGCACTCGCAAAGCAGAACGGAGTTGGTAACGCCGTTTCCTGCGCCTGCGACGAGTGCCTGGCACGGCGCGCTCGCGGCGAGGAACCGCAGCAGGAAATCCACTACACCAAGGCCCAGAACCGCACCGTCCACTGAGCGAAACCGCCCCGCCCCGGCCTGGCCGGGACGGTCTGCCGGACGTGGTGGTCCGGTACTGACGAGCAGCCGAGGAATACATGGAACCCAACAAAGCCCTGGAAAAAATCAAGAAACTGCTTCGCCTAGCAGGCAGCAGCAACCCACACGAAGCGGCGGCCGCCATGCGCCAGGCGCGGGCGATGATGGAGAAACACGGCATTGGCGAGAGCGATATTGCTCTGGCTGACGTCACCGAACACGGCACCGGTAGCGGCTCCAAACTGAAGCCCGCGCAGTGGGAAGCTAATCTCGGCGGCACCGTCGCGAAGGCATACTCCTGCAAGCTGTTCTTCGCGGCTGGCATCGGCCAATGGCGCTTCGTGGGCGAAATGGCCGAGGTGGCCAGCTACACCATGGCGATCCTGCTGCGCCAGGTGCGCAAGGCCCGCCGCGACTACATCGCCACCGAGCTTAAGCGCTGCAAGGCCTCCACCAAAACCAAGCGTGGCGACCTGTTCTGCGACGCCTGGGTGTGGTCGGTGCGTAAGCAGGTCAATCAGTTCGCCGGGAGTGCGCAGCCGTCGCTGGCAGCCGAGGCGTACATGGTGAAGCACCACCCCGACCTGACCACCGGGCAATGCACCGACCGCAGCAAGAAAGGCCCGCTCAGCAACCGCGACCTGGGCGACGTAGCCAAAGGCATCGCTGCGGCTGATGGCGTCCAGCTCAACCATGGTGTCGGCGGATCGGCTCCGCTGGCCTTGACCTGAGCGCGTCCGGTGATGACGACCGAAACCAAGACAGACCGCCAGCGCCGCCTAGCGCGGGAACGCCAACGGGCGAAGCGCGAGCGCGATGCCCTGCGCCGCGCTGCGCTGGGCGGCCGCCGCTTCAACATGGACATGTACCAGGGAACGGCTGATGCACTCGATCTGATCTGCGCGGCCGGTGGCTTCGCCGAGCCGGCCGAGGCGGTCACCTTGCTCCTACACAACGTTGCCGAAATTGCTGAGCGTGACGCGTCACGTTTTGCCGAATTGATCCAAAAGAGAAACCATCCAGGGAGGACCAAGCGATGAGCCTACGCGCCGTCAACCTCGCAAAAATCCACATCGCCAAGGCCCAGCTGGGCATGGACGATGACACCTATCGCGCATTGCTCGCTCGCGTCGCGGGCGTGCGCTCGGCCAAGGACCTAGGGCCGCGCCAGATCGACCACGTACTTGTCGAACTCCAGCGCCTGGGCTGGAAACCGAAGAGCAACCGGCAGGGCCGGGCGACGCCAAAAGTGCCGCAAAACCGGCAAACCGTGCTGCGCAAAATCACCGCGCTCCTGGCCAGCGCCCATCGCCCCTGGAGCTACGCCGACCATATGGCCCGGCGCATGTTCCAGGTCGAGCGGGTCGAGTGGCTGGACGACAGCCAGCTCTACCGGCTGATGCAGGCGCTTATCATCGACAGGAGCCGCCATGAGCAGGTCTGAGGTGGATCTTCGGGAGGTCCAGGACATGCTGCCGGATACCGTCCGCGACATGGCCGGACGCATCGGGCTGCCGGCCACCCTGGTGGTGGTCGAGCAACTCGGCGGCACGTCCTGGCGGATAGCCGAGGGCCGGGCGCGGAGAGGCGAAGCGCGCCGGGCTGCGCTGGCCGAGCTGGTGGGCAGCGACATCGAGGAGCAGCTTCACACGCACTATCGGGGCGAAGAAATTTACGTGGCTCGCTGCCACAAGGCGCTGGTACGGTGGCGCGACCTGGAGATCGTCGAGCGCTTCGAACAGGGCTTGCGTGATGGGCAAACCGCCCGTAGCCTGCTCAGCGATCTTGCCCGCAAGTACAACCTGTCCGACCGCTGGATATGGGAGATTGTCAACCGGCCGAGCGAGCCGGCACCGCAGCAATCCACCCTGTTCCACTAAGCCGGGGCGCAACGCCCCGGCCGGCGTCTCCGCGCCGATCCTGTCTCAGCCGTTGAACCCCTTCCGCTAATCCCGCGTCGCACTCGCCGCCAGGATGGCGGCATGAGCACATCTAGCCCCCCAACGTCTCTACGCAGCCCCCGCGACTACGCCGCCGCCATCCTGGCCGAGCCCAGCCGCGAGCGTCGTAACGCTCTGCTGGAAGCCTGCCCGGTCAACTGGCAGCCACTTGTTCGGGCGCACGTCGAGGACGCCTTCGCGAAGGTCAAGGCGTATCGCCAGATGATGGACCACCGCGCCGAGTCGATCCGGCGCGGCCCGCCTCCAGCTCCCCGCGTCACCGACACCGATTTCCGCATATCCAACTACACCAAGTCCGCCCCGGAGGTAGGCAATGCGCACCTATCCGCAATTCGGGCAGCGCTCGCAACGGAAGCACCAAATGCCTGATCCCGCATCCACCTCGGCCGGCAGCGCCGCGCTGCTGAAAATGTTTGGCATCCATATCAGCGCGGGCGCCCTGGCAGCCGCCCTGGGCTTCCTGGTCCTGTGGCCCAGGACCATGAAAGAGGGGTTTGCCCGGCTGTTCTGCACCATCGTCGCGTCCAGCGTCTTCGGCCCGATCCTGGTCGTTTACCTGCACTCCAACCGCCCCGAGCTGTTCGAGTCCGCCCAGGTGGTGGCCGGGCTCTACCAGTTAGAGCCGGCAGTCGGCCTGCTGTTCGTTTCCGCTCCGCTCCTGGTGATTGCCGGTCTGCCCGCCTGGTGGCTGATCGGGGCGGCCCTGCGCCTGTTTGAGCGGGACGGCGATTCATGGCTGGGCGCGTTCGCCCAGTGGGTAAAACGCAAACTGGAGAACACCTGATGGCCCTTCAACCTCGCGGCATCCGCAACAACAACCCCGGCAACATCGTCTGGTCGGCACGCAACAACTGGCAGGGCCAACTCCCCCACGACCCGCAGATCGAGCCGCGCTTCTGTCGTTTCGACACGGCGCATAACGGCACCCGCGCATTGGCCAAGCTGCTGCTGAACTACCGCAAGGTCTATGGCCTGCGCACCGTCGAATCGCTGATCGCACGCTGGGCGCCGTCGAACGAGAACAACACCCGCGCGTATGCCTCGGCCGTGGCCCGAGCGATGGGAGTTCCGCCGCAGGCCAGCCTGCACCTGGACCAGGCCACCCTGGTCGCCCTGGTGACCGCCATCATTCACCAGGAAAACGGGCAGCAGCCCTACAGCGCCGAGCAGATCGCCCAGGCCGTGCGGGAGGTGCTGTGATGCAACGCCCCAGCGGAATCAGCCTCAGCGATCTGTTCGCGATCTGCCGTGAAGACCCGGCCAACCGATGGCTCTGGATACGCCTCTATCTCCGCGACCTGCTGGCCCGCGTCGTGGTTCTGGTCTTCATGGCAATCGGTGCCGCAGGCCTCGCCTATGGCCTGGGAGGGGCGTTCGCCTACGGCTTCATGCAGACCGTTGCGTCCTACCAGGTCCAGCTCAGCGTCGAGAAATCGCCATGACCTGGCGCGTCGGCCTGATTGTCTTTGTGCTCCTGGTGATGGTCTGGACGGCCGGCTGGTGGGGCGGTCGCGAGGCTGGTCTGTCCGATGGGCGCGCCGCCTGCGCCGACGCACAGACCCGAGCCTACCGCGACGTCCTGGAGCAATCGGCGACACAACTGAAGGCGGTCCAGGACACCAGCGCGGCTCTTTTCCAGCGCCTGGCCCAGCGGGCCGACAGCGACCAACAAACTACTCGGGAGCTTCGCCATGCCCTGGCCGAAACCGCTGCTGATCGCGCTGCCTGCCGCTTTCCTGCTGGCGTCATGCAGCAGCTCGAAACCGCCCGTCAACGTGCCGCCCAGGCCACTACCGGCGGCCTTGGCTCAACCGTGCCCGACCCCGGTGGCAGTGACTGATGACAGCCCCGATGCCGCCGCAATTGCCCTCAAACAACTCTACGACCAATACGGCGTTTGCGCCGGCCTGCACTGGGACACCGTGCGGCACCTTCAAAAGGACTGATCCGATGACCGAAAAGAAAGCCTCTCCCGAGTTCGAACTGCTGCAACGCATCGACGGCCGCCTGGAGCGCTTCGAGGACCGATTCCCGCAGATCGAGCGTAAGGCCGTGCTGTACGGCTCGGCGGCCGGCGCGCTGGCGGGTGGCCTGGTTGCCTGCGGCCTGCTCGCGGCGCGTATCAAGCTCGGTATCTGAGGTAGTTCATGGCGCACCCGAAGGAAACCCGCGACGCCCTGCGCCGCGCCTATGTCCTCGACCGGCAGTCCCTGGAGGTCGCGGCCGCCATGTTCGGCGTCTCCTATGGCACCGCTCGCCGCTGGAAACAGCAGGCGGAAGCCGAGGGGGACGACTGGGACAAGGCGCAATCGGCGCAGTTGCTGGCCGGTGGCGGACTGGAGGACGTGGCGCGCCAGGTGCTGGCCGGCCTGGTGACTCAGTTTCAGGCCACCATGGAGGCGATCCAGGTGGACAGCGCGATCACGCCAGCGGTCAAGGTGCAGATGCTCGCCAGCCTGGCCGACGCCTACAACAAGTCGATCAGCGCATCGAAGCGGGTACTACCGGAAACCTCCAGCCTGGCCACCGCAATGGAAGTCATCCAGCGCCTGGCGGCCTTCATACGTGAACAGTTCCCGCAGCACGTCCAGGCCTTCGCCGAGATTCTGGAGCCGTTCGGGGAAGTAGTCGCTAAGGGGTTGAAATGAACGCCGAGGAAAAAGAGTTCCTACGGGAACTATCCGCCATGGCGCAGCAGCTGCGCCGCGACATCGAGGCGCAACAGGTCGGCCTCGATAGCTCCCCGGAAGCTCGGGCCGAGCGGCGTCGTCGCGTACTGGTAGATCGCGATTTCGAGTTCTTCGCGTATACCTACTTCCCGCACCACATCCGGCCGCCTGCCTCGTTGTTCCATGCGCATTTCTTCAAGCGCTTTCCCCAGCTCATCAGCAGCTCCAGCGGCCTCAAGGAATGGTGGGTAGCTCCGCGTGGCGAGGCGAAGTCCTCGCTGCTGACCAAGGTCGGGCCGTGCTATGTCGTTGTCCAGGGGCTGCTCCAGCGCCCGGAGATTCGGGCCGAACTGGGCATGACCGGCCCGGCGCCGTACTTCGTCGACTACATCACGCTCCTAGGCGCCGAAACGCGCTTGCCCACCAAGCTCCTGGAAGTAGTCAAGACCGAGCTACTGGTAAACGCCTCCCTGTCCCTGGACTTCCCCGAAGTCTGCGGCAAGGGAAGCGTCTGGAAGATCGGCGAGTTTGTTTCCCTCTCCGGGGTCAAGCTGGAGGCCTTCGGCGCTGAACAGGCGATCCGGGGCACATTCCACGGCGCGAGCCGTCCCAAGCTGCTCCTGGGCGATGACCTGATCACCGACAAAGAGGCCAAGTCCCCGACCGAGCGCAACAACCGATGGGACTGGCTGGAAAAGGCTATCGACTATCTCGGCCCACCGGATGGCTCCGTCAAATATCTGGGCGTGGGCACAGTGCTGAATAAGGATGATCCGATCAGCCGAGCCAAACGCACGGTCGGGCACCTGGTCCACCACTTCCGCGCTATCGAGACGTTCCCCACCCACATGGACCTATGGGCACATTGCGAAGAGGTGATGCTCAACGACGATAAGCCCGTGATGGAGCAATACGCCGAGCGCGGTAGCGTCGCGCCCGATAGCGCTCTGCCGTCGTTTCAGCTCTACCAGGACAACCGCGAGCAGATGGAGCTGGGGGCCGTCACCAGTTGGCCAGGTGTCCGGTCGCTCTACTGGCTGATGCGTCAGCGGGCGAAGAACAAAGCCGCGTTCGCGACCGAGCTGCAAGGCGACCCGCGATCCGATGAAGACAAGACGTTTACCAACCCGCGCTTTTGGGTCATGCGCTCCGGCCGTTGGCAGATGTTTGGCGCCTGCGACCCCTCTGTCGGGGCGAGCGCACAGTCCGACCCGTCGGCAATCATCGTGGGGGGCTGGGACACCGAGAAACAGGTACTCAACGTCATAGAGGCGGCCATCAAGCGGCGCGTCCCCTCGAAACTGGAATCGGACTTGATCAAGGCGCAAAGGGAGTACCAGATGCGCGCTATCGGTTTCGAGAACAACGGGGCATTCGAAATCCAGCGGCAGAACATCGCCAAGGCTGCGCTGATGCAGCGCGTAGCGCTCCCTCTGGTCGGTGTTACCAGCATGGCGGACCAGTCCGTTCGAATCGATGCCATGGAGCCGTTCATCAACGACGCATTTGCGCCACGGATTCTGTTTTCACCTGGATTGGTCGCCCTGCTCGACGAGCTGGACAGCTGGCCAGAACCGCAGACCGGGCACCACTACGACGGCCTTTGCGCCCTGTCGATCCTCTGGATGATCGCTAGCACCCGCGCTGGTTCCTATGAATTCACCCCGGTGCCTGGCCGTCGCAGCTCTGCGGATTCCAGTGAGTTCAAAGACTCTTTTGACATAGGTGGCCGCATGGGCGGCGACTGGTAGGAGACGCAACGATGGCCGCCATCGTGGATATTTACGGCAACCCCCTGCGAACCCAGCAGCTGCGCAAGCAGCAGACCGCGCACCTGACGGGCCTGGCCAAAGAGTTCGCCAACCACCCGGCCAAGGGGCTGACCCCAGCCAAGTTGGCTCGCATCTTGATCGAGGCCGAGCAGGGTCAACTCCAGGCTCAGGCCGAGTTGTTCATGGACATGGAGGAACGCGACGCCCACCTGTTCGCCGAAATGAGCAAGCGCAAGCGCGCTGTCCTCGGCCTGGACTGGACCATCGAGCCGCCGCGCAACGCCTCGGCCGCAGAGAAGGCCGACGCGGAGTATCTCCACGAGCTGCTGCTCGACCTGGAGGGCATTGAAGACCTCATGCTCGATTGCATGGACGGCGTCGGCCACGGCTATAGCGCTATCGAGCTGGACTGGTCGCTCCAGGGGCGGGAGTGGTTGCCGCAGGCCTTCGACCACCGGCCGCAGAGCTGGTTTCAACTGAACCCGGACGACCAGGACGAGCTGCGCCTGCGCGATAACAGCATCGCGGGCGAGGTACTCCAGCCGTTCGGCTGGATCATGCACAAGCCGCGTTCGCGCTCGGGATACGTGGCGCGTAGCGGGCTGTTCCGGGTGCTGGCCTGGCCGTACCTGTTCAAACACTACTCCACGGCCGACCTGGCGGAAATGCTCGAAATCTACGGTCTGCCGATCCGGCTCGGGAAGTACCCGCCCGGCACGCCGGACGAAGAGAAGGTGACCCTGCTGCGAGCCGTGACCGGCCTCGGCCATGCCGCAGCGGGCATCATCCCCGAGAGTATGTCCATCGACTTCCAGGAAGCGTCGAAAGGCTCGGCCGAGCCGTTCATGGCCATGATGCGCTGGTGCGATGACTCGATGTCGAAGGCCATCCTGGGCGGCACGCTCACCAGCCAGACCAGCGAGTCGGGCGGTGGTGCCTATGCCCTGGGGCAGGTCCATAACGAGGTGCGCCATGACCTTCTGGCGGCGGATGCCCGACAGCTTGCCGCCACGCTGAGCCGCGACCTACTCTGGCCCCTCCTGGTCCTCAACCGCTCCGGCAACCTCGACGCACGCCGCGCCCCCCGCCTGGTGTTCGACCTCAAGGACCGGGCCGACCTGGCCGCCATGGCAACGTCATTACCGCCCCTGGTCAAGCTGGGCGTCCAGGTGCCGGTCAACTGGGTCCAGGAGCAGCTGGGAATCCCGCTGCCGGCCAAAGGCGAGGCAGTCCTGGTCGATCAGGCCGGCGCAGGCATCGCCCAACTGAGCCGGCGTCCTGGTCCTCGCATCGCTGCGCTGGCCCAGGTGATTGGACCACGCTACCGCGATCAGGAAGCGCTGGACCAGGTGCTGGCCAGCCTGCCGGCCCAGGACATGCAGAACCAGGCCGATAGCCTGGTCGCGCCGCTCCTGGATGTGATCAGCCGCGGAGGTAGCGAGGCCGAGCTGCTCGGCGCCCTGGCCGAGGCATTCCCGGATATGGACGACAGCGCCCTGGCGGATGCCCTCCATCGGTTACTGTTCGTGGCCGACACCTGGGGCCGGCTCAACGGCACGCTGGATCGGATCGACTGATGGCAACGCCAACCGAGGCCGATCTGCGGGCCATCTTCGCCATGCGGCCGGAGGCCGCCATTGAGTACCTGGAGCGCAAGGGGTTCGCCATTACCTGGAACTGGCACGATGTTGACGCGGCCACCCATGCCCGAGCGCTGACGGTGGCCAAGGTGGCACGCCTGGACGTGCTCCAGGACATCCGCGACGCCCTGGTCGATAACCTGGAACGTGGCGGAACGCTGCGCGACTTCCAGCGCAACCTGCGGCCGATCCTGGAGGCCAAAGGCTGGTGGGGGCGTCAGATAGTGGTTGCGCCGGACGGCGGGGCCGAGGTCGCCCAGCTCGGCAGCCCGCGCCGGCTGGAAACGATCTACCAGACCAACATGCAGTCGGCCTACATGGCCGGGCGCTATGCCGCCGCATATGAGGCCAGGGAAACCCACCCCTACTGGATGTATGTGGCCGTCATGGACAGCGTCACCCGGCCCAGCCATGCGGCGCTACATGGCAAGGTGTTCCGCTGGGACGACCCGATCTGGCAGCACATCATGCCGCCGAATGGCTACAACTGCCGTTGCCGAATCGTTCCGTTGACGGCGGCCGCTGTGCGTCGCCGTGGTCTGACGGTCGAATCCAGCGTCGGCAAGACCGGTCAGGTGACCGTCGAGACGGGCGTAGACAAGCGGACGGGGGAGATTCGGGAACAGACCCTAACCACCCTGGAGACGACCGACCGGGCCGGTCGGAAGATCCAATTTCGCCCCGATGCCGGGTTCGACGGCAGCCCGATACAGAGCGCCCTGATGGACCAGGTGCTGTACAACAAGGCCGAGCGCACCCTGGGAGCGCCTGCCGCCCTCGGCGAGGTCCAGGACGTGCTCCTGGACCCGGTACGCCAGCGCGCCTGGAAGGCGTTTGTGGACCGCTCCACGTCGCCCCAGGGACAGACGATGTCGGTCGGCGTCCTCGATCCGACCGACATCACCTACGCGGCTGCCCAGGGTGCCCAGCTCCAGGCTGGCGTGGTATCGGCCAGCGACACCGTGATCCGTAACAGCCCGGTCGCTCGCGAGCAGCTGGCGAACCTGCCGCAGCGCCTGGCCCAGCCCGCCATGGTGCTGTGGGAGCGTGGCAGCGAGTCGCTGGTCTATGTCGTCCAGGATGGCGACTCGACCCTGGCGGTTCGGCTGCGCGGTGGCGTCTATGGGCCGGGCCAAATGGAGAACATCAGCCAGGTTACAGAGGTGACGATGGAAAGCATCGACGACGGGCTCGCCCTGGGCCGTTACAGGAGGGTTCGCTAATGGCCAATCGCATCGAGCTGGAGCTGGTGGACCGCGAGGTCCAGGAGCGCCTGGCGGCGCTCTACGCGGCGGTAACCGACACCCTGCCGCTGATGCGCGGCATTGCTGCCGAGCTGCTGGCCGAGACGGAGTTTGCATTCATGGACGAGGGGCCGGGATGGCCTCAGTTGAGCCCCGTTACCGTTGCAGCGCGAGCGGCGAAGGGGCGCGGCGCGCATCCGATTCTCCAGGTCACCAACGCCCTGGCGCGCTCGATCACCACCCGCGCCGACCGTGACCAGGCGCAGATCGGCTCCAATCTGAGCTACGCAGCTATCCAGCAGTTGGGCGGTCAGGCTGGGCGAGGCCGTAAGGTGACAATCCCGGCGCGCCCGTATCTGCCGGTCCTCAGAAACGGCCAGCTCAAGCCAAGCGCCCGCGATGCGGTCCTGGACGTCCTTCTAGCTGCTCTATCCCAGGGGCGCTAGGGGGAATGAATTCGGACAAGCGGCACATTGTGCCTATTGCGTATTAGGCACAATGTGCCTAATCTAGCCTCATGCCAGCCACAACGGCGAGGCGCTAACAAGGATCGAAGCTATGAAAATCACCAATGACACCACCACCTATGAAGTGGCCGAACTGATGGGTTCGGAGGCGGACGAACTCGATGGACGCATCATGTTGGGTCTGCTCAGCCGCGAATGCGTGGTAGACACTGACGAGCTGAGCGAGGATCAATGGCTGGCTCTGATCGACGAGTCGCAGAAAGTTCGCCGCGAACAGGAAGCAGAATGATGGCCATCAGTAAGACAGACATTGACTGTTACCTCCAGACCTACGTTGTTATCGACCCAGTAAGCAACGGGTGGCAGTGGGGAATCGATGAGAATGGAGTCGGTGGCGCCCTCCATCATGGCCGAGTAGAGATGGTTGAAGGTGAGAATGGTTACTTCGGTTTGCGTGGCGCCACTCACCCGACCGAGAAGGAAGCCATGGCCGCCGCGCTCGGGTATCTGTGGAAGTGCCGACAGGACCTGGTGGCCATCGCTCGCAATGATGCAATTGAAGCCGAGAAATACCGTGCCAAGGCCTGACGCCTCCAGCCACAATCCAGACCCGCGCTACCTGCGCGGGCTGCTCAAGAAAGCCGGCATCAGCCAGCGGCGCGCAGCCGAGCTGCTCGGCCTCGGTGACAGGGTGATGCGCTATTACCTGAGCGAGGACGCCAAGGACGGCTACCGTCCCGCGCCGTATACCGTCCAGTTCGCCCTGGAGTGCCTTGCGAACGACCCGCCATCTGCGTGATCACCTGATCCGCCCGCAAACGCGCTACACGCGCCGAAACGGGGTTAGCCGCTACCTCGCATCAGAGTCGGTGCGTTAACCCCGTTAGAACCCCGTTAGAAATCGCTCCACCGCCATCCGCGTGCTAGGGCTTGGCCAGAAGATGGCGCCGGACGGGTTCCGCAGTCGTTGAACCCCTTCCCGTAACCGCCGCGCTCGACCGTCGCCACCATGGCGGCATGAAGAAGAACCGCCTACACGTTGCCATCGCCGCTTGCTCTTTCCAGCTCCCCAAGCTGGAGGACGGCAGCGCCTGGATTCAAGTTACGCCTGCTGGTGAGTTCTGGCCCATGGATGGGCGCCCTATGGATGTGCCGGGCTGGCGGATCGATGCCGCCAGTGCCGCCGCAGTGATCGAGCGCGCACGGTCGCGCAAGACTCCGCCCGTCCTGGACTACGAGCACCAGACCCTAAAGAAAGAGCAGAACGGCCAGCCCGCGCCCGCTGCCGGCCGTTTCCTGGACTTCGAATGGCGCGAAGGCTCCGGCCTGTGGGGGCGTGTCGAATACACCGCCCGCGCCGCGAAGCTGATCGAAGACGGCGAGTACCTCTACTTCAGCCCCGTCTTCAGCTACGCCCCGGACGGCACGGTCCTCTCCATCCTCATGGGCGCAATGACAAATGACCCCGCCATCGACGGTCTGGAGCCTCTCGCACGCCGAGCGGCCGCGACCTTTGGCCTCTACAACCCCGACGAGGAAACCCCTGTGGATGAACTCCTGAAAGCCATCATCGCGGCCCTGTCGCTGAAAGAAGGCACGACCGAGGCAGAGGCCATTGCGGCCCTGACCGCCCTGAAGCCGGCCCTGGACGCCCAAGCGACCAACCTGGCCAAGCTGCGCGAAACCCTCGGCCTGGCCCAGGACGCGGACGTCGAGCAGATCGCCGCCGCCACCGCCCAGCTGAAGGTCGCCGCCCCCGGTAACCCCGACCCGGCGAAGTATGTGCCCGTTGAAGCTGTCACCCAGCTCCAGGGCCAGGTCGCGGCGCTGACCTCTCGCATCAACGGCGGCGAGCTGGACGGCCTGATCAACAGCGCTATCCAGGAGGGCCGACTCATTCCGTCCATGGAGCCCTGGGCGCGTGAATACGGCGCCAAGGACTTGGCCGGCCTGAAGAACTACCTGGGCCAGGCCAAGCCCATCGCCGCCCTGACCCAACAGCAGAGCGCCGGGCGTACCTCGGTGCCTACCTCGGTGGACCAGCTGGACGAGGCCGCCCTCGCGGTTTGCTCGGCCTTGCAGATCAAGCCGGAGGATTACCTCAAGACCCTGAAAGGCCAGTAAGGAGGCGCTATGACTGCCCTGACCACCGACCGCAACACCCCGCTCCAGGACGCCGAGGTCATCGGCGTGCCGGTAGCGGCCAACGTCCAGGTCTTCGCCGGCGCCATCGTCGTGGCGAACGCTACCGGGTTCGCCGTAGGCGGCAGCACCGCCACCGGCTTGACCTACCTGGGCCGCGCTGAGGAATACGTGGACAACCGCAATGGCGCGGACGGCGCCAAGGTCGTCCGTGTGCGCCGCCTGAACGCCTTCAAGTGGGCGAACGACGGCAGCGTCACCCAGGCGCACCTGATGAAACCCGCCTACATCGTGGACGACCAGACCGTCGCCGCCACGGACGGCACCGAAACCCGCTCCCCGGCCGGCCGCATCATCGGCGTCGAACCGGACGGCGTGTGGGTGGAATAACAGGCTCACCAACGGAGAACCGGACACATGCTGATCAACAAGCAGAGTCTCAACGCGGCATTCGTCGCGATCAAAACCATCTTCAACAACGCCTTCGCGGCGGCCCCCACCACCTGGCAGAAGATCGCCATGGAAGTGCCGAGCAACACCAGCAGCAACGATTACAAGTGGTTGAGCACCTTTCCGAAGATGCGCCGCTGGATCGGCGCGAAGGTGGTCAAGAACCTGAAAGCCTACAAGTACGTTGTCGAGAACGAGGACTTCGAGGCCACCGTCGAGGTGGACCGCAACGACATCGAGGACGACCAAATCGGCATCTACTCGCCCCAGGCGAAGATGGCCGGGTACTCGGCGGCTCAGCTCCCGGACGAGCTGGTCTATGAAGCGGTCAACGGCGCCTTCACCAAGCCCTGTTTCGACGGCCAGTATTTCATCGACACGGATCACCCTGTCGGTGATGCCTCGGTGAGCAACAAGGGCACCGCTCCGCTTTCCAACGCCAGCCAGGCGGCGGCGAAGGCAAGTTATGGCGCTGCTCGCACTGCGATGAAGAAGTTCAAAGACGAGGAAGGACGTTCCCTCAACGTCTCCCCCAACGTGCTCCTGGTCGGCCCGGCGCTGGAAGAGGTGGCGAAGATGCTGCTCACCAACCCGAAGCTCGCGGACAACACCCCGAACCCCTACGTCGGCACTGCTGAGCTGGTAGTGGACGGGCGTATCGAGTCCGACACCGCCTGGTTCCTGCTGGACACCACCAAGCCGGTAAAACCGTTCATCTTCCAGCCCAGGAAACAGCCGGAATTCGTTTCCCAGGTCAACCTGGATTCGGATGACGTCTTCAACCTGCGCAAGCTGAAGTTCGGCGCCGAAGCCCGCGCTGCTGCCGGTTACGGCTTCTGGCAGCTGGCCTATGGCTCCACCGGCACTGGCGCATAAGGGGGCAGCTCATGGCACGCAAAGCCGCAACTACCGCCAAGCCGACCGCCAAGCCGACCGCCAGGCTGGCCCGCCAGGCGGCGGGCGATGAAGCCCAGCAGAGCGTCGAGGGCATCTTCGTGCGCAGCTATCCGCCGACCTTCCGGCGTGCTGGCTTCGCGTTCACCAGCGAAGGAATCGGAATCGCCCTGTCCGCCCTGACTGAGGCGCAGCTCAAGGCGATCAAGGAAGAGCCCCAGCTGCGCGTCGAGTCCTGCGAGTTCTTGCCGGACGACGTCGGCGGCGAGGGTGAGCCGTCCGCGTCGGACAACGACACCCAGGAATAACCCACCCCAGCAGAGGGACCGCCCCTGGCCACGGATGGCCACCTATTCATCAGGAGTTCGACATGAGCGACCACACCCTGGCCATCAGTCAACTGACCATCGCCGCGCAGAACGCCGAGCACAACGCTCCGATCATCGAAGCCCAGGGCGACCTCGCCCAGGCCGAGCTGGATCGCCGGGTCGCTGCCGAGTGCCATAGCGCCATCGACGTTCTGGAGCACCAGGAGCAGCAACAGTGAGCTATTGCACCCAGGCCGACCTGGTCGAGCAGTACGGCGAGGCGTCCATCCGCCAGCTGAGCGACCGCGTCAATAAACCCGCCACGACCATCGATCCGGCGGTCGTGGCCCAGGCTATCGCCGATGCGGACGCGGAGATCGATCTCCACCTGCACGCCCGCTACCAGCTGCCGCTGGCCCAGGTGCCTGTGGTGCTGAAGCGCGTAGCGTGCGTGCTGGCATTTGCCAACCTGCACACCCAGGTCAAGGACGACCACCCCGCGATCCAGGATGCCGAGCGCAAGCGGAAGCTGCTGGGCAATATTTCCTCCGGGAAGCTCAGCCTGGCCCTGACCAGCTCCGGCACCCCGGCGCCCATTGCCAACACCGTTCAAATCAGTTCGCAACGCAACGATTTCGGGGGCACCTGGTGAGCACTGCCGAGCCGTTCGATTACCTGTTCCTGGAGACGCTCCTGGTCGAGCGCATCCGCGCCGAGGTGCCCGGCCTTCAGGACGTTTCGGGCGTCCCCGATCTGGCCACCCTCGACGAACAGCCCCAGGGCTCGCCCTGCGTCTATGTCATCTACCTGGGAGACGGGATCGGCACCGGAGCGTCGCACCAGGGCGGTAGCCGGGCGATTCAGACGGTGACCCAGCACTGGGCGGCCGTGCTGGCGTTGTACTACGCCGACGCCCAGGGCGACGGCCAGGGCGCCCGGCGCGAAGCCGGCCCGCTGCTCGGCCGGCTGCTCATGGCACTGACCGGCTGGGTTCCTGATCAGAGCGTCGCCCCGCTGGCCCGCAGCGCTCAGGTTTCGCCAGTCAGCTACAGCAACGGGTTCTTCTATTACCCGCTGGTATTCACCGCCAACTTTGTCTTCCCGAGGCTCAAGTCATGGAAACCGTAAAAGTCACCATCACCGCCGAGAAACCCAATCACACCCATGCCGGCAAGCCGGTGTCGCAGGGCGACGAGATCGACGTCAGTCGCGCCGAAGCCGAGTTCCTGCTGCGCCGCCAACTGATCACCAAGATTCCCGCCGAGCCCAAGGCCGACGAGAAACGCGACAAGTAACGCGCAACATCTGATTCCTACGGAGGCCTCACATGGCACAGGAAACGTATTTCTACGGGCAAGGTGAGATTGACGCCGCGCCCATCGTCAACGGCGTCCTCGGCAAATGGCGCTGGATTCAAGATGTCTCGGCCATGAGCATCCAGCTCGCAGTCGAGAAGGTCGAGCACAAGGAAAGTTACAGCGGCCAGAAAGCCCTGGTCCGAAGCTTCCCCATCGGCAAGACCGCCACCGTCAGCATGACCTTGCACAGCATCGACCCGGATAACCTGGCGCTCACCCTCTATGGCAAGGTCGTGACTAAGGCGGCCGGCTCTGTGACGGCTGAGGTGCTCCCCGCCGACCTGGTGGCTGGTGATGTAATCCGCCTGGCCAATCCGGGCGTCAGCGAGCTGGTCATCACCGACAGCGCGAGCACGCCGGCGCCCCTCGATCCGCAGTATTACGCCCTGCGAGCCGATGGCGCCTACGGCGAGGTCCAACTGCTGGGTCTGCCGACGCCGGCCCCGACCCAGCCGTTCAAGGCGGCCTATGAGTACGCGGCGACTCGCCAGGTGGGCATGTTCACCGCGCCGCAGCCGACCATCGCCCTGCGCTACAAGGGCATCAACCTGGCCGAAGGCGGCGCGCCGGTCATCGTCGAGCTGTTCAAGGTCGCGACCGACCCGCTCCAGGAGCTGGCATTGATCAGCGACGGCAACACCGTCGCCGGTATGCAGATCAGCGGCGGAATCCTGCTGGACACCAGCAAGCCGGATACCGGCGACCTGGGCCGCTTCGGCCGCATTATTCAGCTGGGGTGAGTCATGAAGAAGCCGAACGACACCCCCGTCGATGACAGCCTGGAAGTTCTGTTCCCCGACCGTCGTTTGACGGTCGGGGGCGAGGACCTGGTTGTCCGCGAGCTGACCTTCGAAGAGCAGCTCACCCACCACGCGGCCCTCAAGGCCATTGCCGAGGCGTTCCTCCAGGTGCCGCGTGAACACCTCGAAGGAGTCGAGGGCGCGACCATTGCGCTGGACGTGCTGACGGAGCACTGGAAGCTCGTTCTGCCGTTGATTGCCGTGAGCTGTGGCAAGGCGGATGGCTGGGTCCGGTCGCTCCGTCCAAGCGACGGTGAGTCCCTGATGCTGGTCTGGTGGGCAGCCAACCAAGGTTTTTTCGTCCGCCGTCTGTGGCGACCGATAGTCGTGGCTCAAGCCCTCCAACAACGTGGGGTCGAGTCTTCGCCTGCCTCGTCGCAGCAGGACACCAGCGCGACCAGCTCGGCCGCTACACCGAGCGACAGCTAATGCTGTTCTTCCGCGAAGCCGAGGCAGAAAAGGGCCGCCACCAAGCCCGCGAGCTGATGGCGGTCAACCATGGCTTCGCCGGGGGCTCTGTAGCGATTGCCGCCTATGATCAGCTCATGAGTAATTGAACGTGGCCGACCAAGACCTTGTATTAGCCCTGCGCATCCGCGCTGACCTTCAGCAGGGTGCGGACCAGGTCGAGGAACTGTCCAACTCGATCCAGGCCGCTGGTGACCATGCCAGCCAGGCTGGCCGGGAGCTGTCCGGTTTGGGGGAGACGGCCGACCAGCAGGCGGCCCGGATCAAGGCGATGGTCGCCGCCTCCCTGCAACAGCGGGAAGCGCTGGACGCGCTGGCGGAAAGTTCGGATCGGATGAACACCGCCACGCGGGCAGCCACCAGCGGCTGGCAGGAAAGCGCCCGTGCGCAATCGGCGTCGATGAATGCCTACCACAACGCCGAGCGCGCCCGCGAACAGCAGGTTGCAGCCGAGCAACGAGCGGCCGAGGCAGCGGCGAAAGCGACCGCCGAGTTCGACCGCCAGCAGGCCGAGCTGGGCAAACTGCTCGCGGCCATCGACCCGGTCACTCGCGAGCTGGAGAAGCTCGACAGCCTCCAGGCGCGCCTGAATGCTGCCAGGGGTCGAGGGATCGACCCGGACGTCTTTACGACCTACAACGCCAAGCTCCAGGAGCAACGGGACCGCCTGCTCGGCACGTCTGACGCCATGGCCGTGGCCGGCATTTCGGCAGGTCAGTACCGCCAGGCCATGCGGCAGTTGCCGGCGCAGATCACCGACGTGGTCACCAGCCTGGCCAGCGGGATGCCGCTGTGGATGGTTGCTATCCAGCAGGGCGGGCAGATCAAGGACAGTTTCGGTGGCGTCGGCGCGACGTTCCAGGCGCTGGGCGACCAGGTCAAATCGTTCTTCGGGATCGCGAGTAACGCCAGCGACGGCCTGGACGACATCGCCCGAGGGGCGGACGCTGCCGCAGCGTCGGCCAACAACGCCAAGACGGCTATGGTAGGCCTCAGCGGAGCAGGTAGCGCCTTTATCGTCATCGGCGCGGCGGTGGCCGCTGCGGGCGTGGCGCTGGCTCTGGCGTATGAGAAAGGCAGCTCAGAGGCGGACGAGCTGAACAAGGCCATCGTCCTGACCGGCAACTATGCCGGCACCACCGCCGGGCAACTGTCCGCCATGGCGGCGTCACTCGCCAGGGCGAACGGCACTCAGTATGAGGCCGTGGCGGTACTGTCGGAAATCACCGCGACCGGCAAGTTCACGGTTGACCAGATCGAGCAGGTTGCCACTACCTCCATTGCGATGCAGGAAGCGACCGGCAAGGCTGTTTCGGATACGGTCGCCGAGTTCTCCAAGCTGGCCGACGAACCAGTCAAAGCCTCGCAACAGCTCAACGAGAAATATCACTACCTGACCGCCTCGGTTTACGAGCAGATAGCCGCCCTCGATCAGCAAGGCGATTCGCTGGGTGCCGCCCAACTGGCCATGGACGCCTATAGCCAGGCAATGGACGAGCGGGCGAGCCAGATCGTCGAGAACCTGGGCACCCTGGAAACCGCTTGGAAGACCGTTGCCGGGGTGGCCAAGGGCGCCTGGGACGAAATGCTCGGCGTGGGCCGGACGGAGACACCCGAGGAACGCCTGGAGCAACTGACCAAGGGGCAGGCCTTCCAGCCGGGACGCGCTGTGGCCAGCGGGGCTGTCTTCGGCCCGTTGGGCTGGTTCAACGAGCTTCGCAAGGCGTATCAGCGCAGCTCGATGTCGGACGACGAGCGCGGGAAGCAATTCACCGATGCCCTTCAGGAAATCCAGGACGAGGGCGAGAAGGCGCAGAAGGCGCGCCTGGATCGCTACCTGGAGGACGAGGCAATACGCGGCCAGCAGAGCATGGACAAGCTGCTGGAGTCGGTGCGCACCAACAAGGAAAAGCGCGACAAGCTCAACAGGGAACTGGACCGGAGCATTGCCGCGATCCAGGCGGCTAACCCGAACGACGAACGCCTGCGGCCGGAAAATATCGCCGCCGCTCGCAAGGCCATCGATCAGAAGTACAAAGACCCGAAAACCCCGAAAGGGCCGTCTACGCCCCTCGACCAGTCCAGCGTCACCGAGGCGAAGAACCGCCTGGACCAGTTGCAAACCGATTTCAGGAACGCCGAGCAGAAGCTCCAGGCGCAGCAGCGCGCCGGCCTACTGAGCTATGCGGACTATGTCGCGCAGCGCGGCGAACTGATCAGCCAGAACAAGGACCAGGTCACCGCAGCCTATGAGGGGGAAATCCAGGCGCTGGAGGCGCTGCGCGACAAAAGTTCCACCACGGCGGCCCAGCGCATCAGCCTGGACCAGAAGATCGCCGAGGCCAGGAACAACATGGTCAAGGCGCAGAAGAAGGCCGACGCCGACCTGGAAGTCCTCCAGCTCAACGAACAGGGCCGCCTGAAGAAACAGGCCCAGGCAGTCAAGGCCTACAGCGACGCGCTCCAGCAACAACAGGTGTCTCTTATACACATCTCCGAGCCCACGA